TGACCCGCCTGGTCCTGAGCCATTAGGTAATCAAACCTCCCCTGATGATGAGCCTGGCTGGACCAAAGCATTTCGTGTAGAGCTAGTTAGTCAAGTAACTGGATAGGGAGCACGACGCTTCCCTGGAGATCCCATGAAAAGATTGCTTATTATTGATGGACAAAACATGTTCATTCGTAACTATGTTATGTCTCCCCAACTGGATATCAATGGAAATCCTATTGGAGGACTGACTGGTTTTCTTCGCTCCCTTCAGAAAGAAGTCCGCCGTGCCAACCCGGATCGGGTTGCTATTTGTTGGGAAGGTCCTGGCGGATCACAGAAGCGACGGGAAAAGAACAAGAACTACAAACTTGGGCGTAAGCCACCCCGATTGAATAGAGAGTATAAATTTTCTACCCCGGAAGAAGAGAGAGAAAATAAATATTCACAACTGGTTCGACTTACTGAGTATCTCGAACAGTTGCCTATTTTGCAGTTGTCTTTAGAAAATGTAGAAGCCGATGATATTATTGCTTGGCTCTGCAACTGTAATGAATATGCTGATTGGCAAAAGCTGATCATCTCTAACGACAAGGATTTTATCCAGTTGTGCGATGACAAGACAGTCCTTATCCGTCCGGGCAAAAATGAAGAAGTACTAAACATGAACAAAGTGTTAGATCAGTATAGTATTCATCCTTGCAACTTTGCATGGGCTCGTGCAATTACTGGTGATAAGTCTGATAATCTTGTTGGTGTTAGAGGTTTGGGTTTAGCGACTGTGGCTAAAAGATTTCCATTCCTTTCGGAAAATAAAGACTATGGCCTAAAAGACATCCTGACCCATGCAAAAAATAATAAAAATAAAATAAAGGCATATCAAAATGTTGTGGAAAACGAAGAAATTATAGCCTCAAATTACGAAATCATGCAGCTATATACCTCTACCATATCCAGACAAGGAGTCAACAAACTTAAGTATGCGATTCAGAACGACGGGGTTGATCTTGATCGCACAGAAATTAGAAAAATGCTCCTCAAGGACGGAATTGGTACTCTCAATATTGATGAATTAATGTTGGCGGTTCGCTCTCACAAAAAATAGTGAGTGTGACCCTTCACATTTTCATCTTTTAAGTTATAGTAATAGGCAAGGCTGGTAAATGACACAACAAGAATTTGAAACCTTCAGTAAGTTTGGAAAATCATTCCAAGAAAAACTAGTGAAGCTAATACTTTTTGATCGTCACTTTGCCAATCAAATGAGAGAGGTTTTGGATACCTCTTATCTGGAACTGAAATACCTTCAGGTTTTCGTTGATTTATTATTTCAACACAAAGATGATTATCCGCACCCTACTTATGAAGCTATGGTTTCAGTTGTTCGAACTCAGACAGAAGATTATTCAGACGGTATTGTTAAGCAAGTTATTGACTTCTTGGCTCGTATCAAAAGTAATTCTATCGGTGATGAAGACGAAGATTATGTAAAAGAAAAGTCCTTGGACTTCTGTAAGAAGCAAAAGCTAAAAGAGGCTATCCTCAAGTCTGTTGGTCTTCTCAAGAATCAGAGCTTCGAACAGATTCAAAAAGTTATCAATGATGCTATGAACTTGGGCGCAGATAATAATCACGGTCATGATTATCACGATGACATCGAAGATCGTTTTGAGTTGAAAATGCGTAATCCCGTCTCTACGCACTGGGATGAGATTGACTCTATTACTAAAGGCGGTTTAGGTAAGCGTGAATTGGGAGTGGTAGTCGCTCCAACTGGCGCTGGCAAATCTATGGCATTGGCACACTTAGGTGCGATGGCTGTCGTAAAGGGAAAAACAGTAGTTCATTATACTTTAGAACTTGCTGATACTGTGGTAGGACAAAGGTACGATTCTTGTATTAGTTCAATTCCTCTTAGGGACTTGATGAGTCACAAGAGTACTATTTTAGAAATGATAAAGCACATCCCTGGCAAGCTTATTATTAAAGAGTATGCCACTAAATCCGCAACTACTAATACTATTGTTACTCATCTTGAGAAGCTTAGACAGAAAGGCGTTAATCCTGACATGATTATCGTAGACTACGCTGACCTTTTGAAACCAACATCCACAGGATTTAAGAACCAGGAACTACGCCACAGCCTGGGTAATATTTATGAGGAGCTTCGAGGCATCGGTCAGACTTGGGACGTGCCAGTTTGGACTGCTTCCCAGACTAACCGCAGCGGATTGAACGCCGAGGTTATCACTATGGAATCCATTAGTGAAGCATTTAGCAAGTGCTTTGTGGCTGATTTTATCTGTTCTATCTCCCGCACGATTGAGGATAAGACCGAGAACAAAGGTCGCATGTTTGTTGCCAAAAACCGGAACGGTGTTGACGGCATTGTTTACCCGATGGAGATTGATACAGCTAGGGTTCACCTGCGTGTTTTGACGCCGGACGAAGACTCTTCAATTGACGCAGTGGTTATGAAAACAAAGGCAGAGCAAGATGAACACTTGCGGAAGAAGTACAAGCAATTTAAAGAAGAAAGAAAAAAGAAAGCCGACGCAAAGCGTGAGGCTTTAGGTCATGAAAACACTCAACAGGGAACTCAACCAGCATGAATAATACAGATATCTCAACCCACATTTTATCCGACATTACAGTATACATGAAGTATGCTCGCTATTTGCCTGAAAAACAGCGTCGTGAAACGTGGGAGGAACTTGTAACTCGCAATATGGAAATGCATATTAAAAAGTATCCCAACCTCAAGGCAGAAATTGTTGATACTTATAAGATGGTTCTGGGTAAAAAAGTATTACCATCTATGCGTTCGATGCAGTTTGCCGGCAAGCCTATTGAGATTTCACCTAACCGAGTATTTAACTGCGCCTACGCCCCTGTAGATGACTGGCGTGTATTCGGTGAAATTATGTTTTTGCTGCTCGGTGGAACTGGTGTCGGATACTCTGTCCAGCAGCACCATGTTGATGAACTGCCCGAAATTCGCAAACCAAACCCAAACCGAACACGGAGGTATTTAGTAAATGATAGTATTGAAGGATGGGCGGATGCTGTTAAGTATCTTATTCGCAGCTACTTCTTCGGTGGCTCACGGCTACGATTTGATTATAGCGATATTCGCCCTAAAGGTGCTCGCCTTGTAACCTCTGGCGGCAAAGCTCCCGGACCACAACCCCTCAAAGAATGCTTAGTAAAGGTTGAGGGCGTCTTGGCTGAAAAGGAAGACGGAGAAAAACTATCTGCTATTGAAGTCCACGATATTGTCTGTCATATTGCTGACGCTGTTCTGGCTGGTGGCATCCGTCGTGCTGCTCTCATTTCTTTGTTCTCTGCTAGCGATAAGGAAATGATTGCCTGCAAGGCTGGCAACTGGTGGGAGACCAACCCACAGCGTGGACGAGCCAATAACTCTGCCGTACTTTTGCGGCATAGAGTAACAAAAGAATTCTTCCTAGACTTGTGGAAGCGAGTGGAAGCATCCAACGCTGGCGAGCCTGGCATCTACCTGTCCAACGACAAGGACTGGGGAACCAACCCATGCTGTGAGATTGGACTACGACCATTTCAGTTCTGCAATCTGACTGAAGTAAATGTCAGTAACATTAAGGACCAACAAGATCTAGAAAACCGGGTTCGTGCAGCTTCATTCATCGGAACACTCCAGGCAGGCTACACAGACTTTCATTATCTCCGCCCAATTTGGCAACGGACTACAGAGAAGGACGCTCTCATCGGTGTATCCATGACAGGCATTGCTTCCGGGCGAGTCCTACAAGATGATATTGACTTGACGGCAGCCGCTCATGTTGTGAAAGAAGAAAATGCTCGTGTCGCCCAGGAGATTGGCATCAACAAAGCTGCCCGTACAACCTGCGTCAAGCCAGCAGGAACAACCAGTCTAACACTGGGTACTTCCAGCGGTATTCACGCCTGGCACAACGACTATTACATTCGTCGTATCCGTGTTGGCAAGAATGAACCAATCTACTGGCACCTTGCCATTCATCACCCAGAACTAGTAGAAGACGAGTACTTCCGCCCACACGATACAGCGGTGATCTCAGTTCCACAGATGGCACCTGAAGGTTCTATCTTCCGCACCGAAAGCGCTTTCCAGCTTTTGCGGCGAGTAAAGAAAATTACTAGTGAGTGGGTCAAGGCAGGACACCGATCAGGTCAAAACGGACACAACGTCTCAGCGACCATCTCATTACGTGAAAACGAGTGGGTTGATGCTGGCGAGTGGATGTGGGATAATCGCAACCATTATAACGGACTGTCGGTCCTTCCCTATGATGGGGGATCATATCAGCAGGCTCCGTTTGAAGATTGTACCAGAGAACATTACGAAGCTATGATTTCTAAGTTAGCTTCCGTAGATCTCACCAAGATTGTGGAAGAGGATGACAACACAGATCTCAAGGGTGAAGCAGCCTGTGCCGGCGGTGCGTGCGAAATCACTTAAAATTAGCATAAAGTAATATATAATGTAGAAAGATGATAGGAGCCAAGATGAAACCTTTAAACCGCAGACTACTTATAGAAGTATTAAATCAAGAGGAGGAGCAAAGCGGAGCATTCTTTGTACCCCAAGCGGAAAAAACACTAGACGAGTATACTGTGGCTACTGTCGTCGATTGCGCCACAGACTGCACGTTAGATCTTACAGGTAAAAAGATAGTGTTTACAACGTTTGGCATGGAGACAATAACTCTGGATGGTAAGCAATATAATTTTATTGGGGAAAACCATCTCATTTGTACTGGGTAAGATTATGAATATTTTTAAACCATGGCGTAAATTTCTCATACAAGAGGCTGGTTTTAACCGGATAATTAATATTTTAAAAGGTGGGGTCGCTTCTGTCAACTCTGTAGGTTTTCTTACGGGGGAAAATCCTATGGCCCAAAAGATGTCATCCAAAGAAAACCGAGATCTCAACAAAGAATTAATGTTGTGGCTGCGTGACCGTGGCTATGGACCTATCCGCATCCGAGGCAGGTTCGGAAACAAGGAGAGGTCCATGATGATCCCTAATATTTCCAGACAAGACATGGTAGAAGTAGGAAATTATTTCAACCAAGAATCTATTATTTGGGGTAAAAGAGCCGAAGAAGATAAATTTATCTTTGAATACATTGAAGGTGATGAAACTATTCAGAAACGTGATGTTGTTTTGTTTGACGAAGATGTCCAGTCTCGGGAAGACTTCTATTCCCAAGAGAGACAATCTGCCGGTCGCAAGTTTTATATCCCCTTCTTCGATGACGAATACGAGATGGAAGAAGGTCAGACTTCCGAGTACGATTTGCCGGCTCTTACCGAAAAGCAACTACAGAAGCACAAAGATCTTATTCAGGAGATCAAGCGTCGCATCGATCTTTCATTGGATGGTCTGCGAACCGAGAAGTCTCGCTGGCAACAGCGACAGATTGCCCGCTTAAGACTTCGGGAATTGAAAAAGAAGTTATGAATTTGTTCGAACAAAACTTTCGGAAGTTCTTGACAGAAGCCGAACTGGGTCAGTATGTGGATGATGGGATGATTACCCTTTATCATTATACTAAACACCCAGAGGATAATCTTGTTCTTGATCCAGAATACAAGAAGAGTCACTATTCAGCCAAAGAATTTGAGGTTGCTCAAACTCCACGACTATTTTTCTACACAGATCCTAAACAACGAGAGACATTTTTTAGGGCAGGTATTCCACTTTTTACAACCAAGGTAGATGCTAGCAGGGTCTATGATTTCAAGAATGACCCAGAGGGATACATAGAAAAGAACAGACATCCAGTTTACGGCTTAAGAAAAGGCGAAGAATGGAATACACTATTAGAGGATATCCGAGAGGATTACGACGGAATATTTTATTCTACCAATAGATTTGATGTGGTTGCCTGGTTCCAACCCATCGAAGTCAACAAAGTTCCTAGAGAGGAACAAGCTCGCCTCGAAGGCGAGTAGAAAGGCAAACAAATGAAGATCAACGGCGAACCCTACGGTATTGATGTGGGAACATTTGTGATGAATTACCATCATGGTCTTTTACGACTTGGTGTTGTCCGAGAGAAGCGCACAGGCGACCACGGCTGGGCATACTTCAAGGTTGACTGGTTTGAGGATGAGATCGCCATTGCAGCCGAAGCGTGGGACAAGAAGATGGGATCAACAAAAGAATATAGTGATGAGACCCGAGCGGACTATCTTAAACCAGTAAGCCCAAAGTGGTTACAGAATGTTATGACTGCTTATGGAGAATATGAAAATGAGCGACGAACAGAAAACGGTTGAAGAAGTTACTGATGACTTAATCCCGAAGCCACCATCAAAGTTGGCTCCCCGTGGGATTACCAGTTTCACTGTCTACCGACAGCATGATGAGACAGGTGTCTCTGGGGACGGCGTTGTTATCGAAGGCGTCGTTATGGCGACAGGTCAGTGTGTAGTTCATTGGCTTTACCCGCCACCCCGAGGCGGTATTGCTATCTTTGATAGTATGAGTGATTTTGTAAAGGTTCACATTGAACCACACCCAGCCAACCAAACTATTATCACTTATCAAGATGGCACCAAAGACGTTTATGGGGATAAGCCAGAAGAAGAAAATACTGATTAGAAAATATACTACTATATATTCTAATGGATTACCCTGTCACGGCAGGTGGCTGAGCGGGGAGATGGTGCCCCGCTCATTTTTTTCTTGAACTATTTCAAAAGTACGCTATAATATACATATAGAAGAGGAGAGAGAAATGAAAGTCGGAGATCTTGTTAAGTTCACCAATCGCAATCACAGCCTTTACCGCAAGTATTCCAAGGGTGTGGGGCTCATAACAGAGATAGACCACATCGCTAAATACAACCGAGGTTCCCGCCAAGAATATCTTGGAGCCAAGGTTACAGTCCAGTTCCCAGAACTAGACAAACCCTCAGTCGTTACAGAATTTTCACTACAAGTAATCTAAAGAAAGGTAGTCAATGACTAACCGCATTGAAAGCAAGATCCCCTTCGTGGGATTACATGCTCACTCAGGACTCTCACCGTTTGACGGACTGGGAATGCCTGGGGAACATATGGACTTCGCCTACGAGAACGGGATGAACGCCCACGCCCTGACCGACCACGGTCACATGAACGGGCTCTCATTTCAGGTGGAACACTTAAAGAAAATGAAGGAGGACGGCAAAGACTTCCGAGCCATCTACGGATGTGAATCCTACTTCATCAAGTCCCATCGTAAATGGCGCACGATGT